TTGCGAGGCTGTTTCAAGTCGATCATGATATGATAGAACAAACGACCGTCGATATACCAACGGCGGAAAATTTCGTATGCGTTGTTGTTGAAGTCAAGCAGCTTAATAACTTGCTTGAACTCTTCCTGAATACGTTTCTTAACGCTTTCGGGTTGTTCTAGATTATCAAGATTGATGTCGATAGGAGCTTCACGTTCATTAGTGATGATAGCTTCATTAACAACGTCATCAATAGCAGACTCGCACTCAGGATACATCGACATTTCTCTGTATCGAGTTACGAGTTCTGCTTCGTTTTTAGCTGTGCCTTCTAGGTCGACGTAGGTTCCGTAAGCGCCACCAGGAGCGACTTCCATCGCTCCATCAAGATTTGGTGGAGGCGCAAAGGAAGGAACTGCGACTGTGCGCTTTTCTTCTTCCTCAGCCGTTGCGCTCCCAATACGGAAGCCAAATAAATCGATCGCCATTTATGTTCCTTCAAGTAAACTATGATATATTTAGGCGATCAACTTAGGTATCGATCACCCTACCGTTAACGTCAGCGTCAACAGTCCAGTAATCGTATGCGAACTCTACAGTGAATTCTTCGATAGCATCAGTTGTTTCCCAGTTCAATTCAATGTTACCAACATTGATTGGGAAAATGTTAACGAAAGTGTATTGACGAGTTGGAATAGAAGCATCACCAGAAGTAGTGCCTCCAGCAAAAACGCCAGTCTTAGCATAGTGACGAACAACAGCTGTTGTACGATAACCTAGCAATCCTTGTTCAGCAATTACTGATGCATCACGAAGGTTGTTTTCGTGTGAGTTGATATATGAGCTCCAAAGTTCGAAAGCGTTTCGAACCAAGAAGTCTTCGTCGTTCATAACTGTTACTGTCCAGTTTTCGAACGTGCGATTTCCCGCCATCTTAACCTTACGACCGAAGTAAGGCACTTCAATCTGTCCTACTGTAGAAGAAGGGATTGAAGAAGCCTTACACACGAAACGGAACTGAGCTTCAGCAGTAGGTTCAGCGATTCCCGCTGGGAGCGTCAAGAACACCTCGAAAAGAGATGCTCTTGCGCCACCATATGGAAGTCCTTGCGCGGCGAATGTAGATACATTAAAGGGCATTAGTTTTTCTCCCTATCCTTTCGAATATTTATTCCGCCTATTAGAACTTACCTACGATTTCAGTGAAGTCAACACCCGTGCGAACTGCTACGAAGTTCAGCTGGATGAAGTTGATTGAACGAGCAGGCTTGATGTAGATGTCACCAATAAACTCGTTACGATCAATAACTTCTGGCGTATTGTTTGTTTCGTCGCAGACTACGCGGAAGTCTGTGATACCACGACGACCCTGAACGTCACGCAGGAAGGGTTCTACAAGAGCCTTGAACTGAGCACGAGTAAACGCATCGTTGAACTCGAACAGAGTATACTTGGCTGCTGTAGCGATTGCCTTTTCAAGAACAATGAACAGACGACGAACGTTGATACGATCAAAAGCTGATGGCTTTGAAAGCATCGTCTTATCACCGAACAAAATCGTTCCTTCGCCTGGGAACGTAGTGATTGGGTTAACGCCTGCCTTGTACAGCACATCACGTTCAGCCTTATTAGGATTGAATGCTAGTCGTACTACGTTCTTAATCTGACCACGATTGTATCCAGCTGGTGAGTACCATGGATCGCGTTCAATATCCGTACGAACCATCGTACCAGCAGTATCGCCGTTGCATGGAACATAACGGAAAATATCGTTGTACTTATCGTACTGATACTTCCAACCAGAATCCATTACAGCATAAGAAGTTGAAGGTAATGTATTGCGGAAAGCTACGATATCGTCAACTTCTGCGCCAGCATATCCTGAGTTGTTAACAACGTCGGCTCTGCGTGGTGAAAATATAGCGATACAATCCTTACGTGATTCTACGATATTGTTGATGATATGTAGAGCACGAGTTGAATCAGACGCGCCACCAAGGATCAATGAAACGTCAACAGCTTCAGCTGACTTGAACAAATTATATCCGTTGATGTAGTCTGCTGCTCGTGGTGAAGCACCATCGCGACCATTAGAAAATGCGTAATTCAAAGGAATCGATTGAACACCGGCACCCCAGTTAATACCTGCGGTTGCGCTTCTTGAGCCAACTATACCAGCAAGATGAGCAGCCCACCAAATCCAACGTGAGTTTTTGTTGATGTATCTGTTGTAATGGATGTTAGTTCCGTCTTCGGAACGTGTTTGCGCCTTTGAAAGAGCAGGATAAATTTCAAGAATCGTATTAGCAATTCCTGTGATTCCACCCTTAGCGTCTACAACAACAACGTGCATTTCGTCGTTAGAACCACCATACTGAGCAACTTCAGTTGAAGTACCTGGAGCAGCTGGAACGTAATCGTAGTATTCCCAACGGCGAGTCGTTGTAGCCTGAGTACCTGTGTTACCAACGTACTTCGACTGAAGCGTTACAGTGTTACCTGCTACAGAAGCAACTTTGAGTTGCTGTCTATCTGGACCAACGATTAGAATGTCACCAGTAGCAACTTTGTTGTTTACAGCTGTTGCTGTAGTGAAAACCATCGATGTTGAGTTATTTGTAAACGAAGCCGTTCCCGTAATCGTGCTTTCGTATGCGTTTGCAGTCAAGCAAACAGACACGCGAAGGTTGTTACCAAGAACGCCTGGATACTTAGCAACCCAATTACCAACACCCGCAATACCGTTAGAATAGTTAAGATCATAATCATCTTCGTTCTTGATGATTGTGTTTGTAGCGTTTGCAGAATTCGTGATAGCATTACGACCACGAGAAGTGTTCGAAGAAGCTACGCCCGCTTCATTGATAACACGAACTGTGTACAGCGAATTACCGTATGCTAGAAAGTTAGCAGCGGTAAAGAAATCTGATGCAGTGTTGCTGCCTGGCGTCAAAAACTGCTTAACGAGCGTATCTTCAGAATCCAAAAGGACGCGCTGCCCTACAGGACCCCAGCTAAAGTGACCAGCAAACGCTCCGGTTGTGGTCGAAACGGCAGGGATAATTGTTGTGAGATCGATCTCACTTACATTTACACCTGGAGAAACTTGGAAACCCATCGGACTTATCTCCTTTTATAAAAACGAAGGTGTAGTTCTTCGCGCCTTGATTATTCCTTTTATTTATAAAATATGGCTTTTTATCCAAATCTCATGTCGTCGATAGCCCCATCAAACATCGCATCACCCCTGTCTTCCATAGATTGCACTGCTCCACCGTCATCGATGAACCCAGCTGGAAGGATGTCTTCATGAACTTCTTTCATAGTTTCGTTGGCTAAATTTTTACGGATATCGTTGTTAGTCAAATCTTTGAAATACGGCTGCGTGATAAGCCAACCAAACAGCACCAAAGTCATAGCCAGATCGTCGTGACATCCTTCTTCAGCTTTGTACGTATCTTTCGTTTCTACGAATGTCGTGAGTTCTTCAATCGTATCGAAATCTGTTACAGATAGTTTGTTGGACTCAATAATCGTTTTTAGATTCGAGCATCCTATTTTCTTAACCGACTTTGTGGTTCGTACACCAAAAGCTGATCTCGAGCTAAATCCACCACCGATCTTAATGTTTTTGTTTTTCGTAAAGGTCGCGATCACATTTTCATATTCCAAGTCGGTAAACAGCGACTGAACAACCTGCTGACCGATGTTGTTAGTTTCGCCCAGCACCCATGCGTTGTTGTACATTTTACAAAAACGATATATCATGTCTGGAAACATAAGTGGTGTAATCTCTCGACTACGATATTTTGCGACCTGTTTGTACGGGAACTGCGTAACGTCGAATATCGAAAGGGCTGAGTAATCTCCGCCGACGCCTTCAGAAACGTCGAACACACATATGTATAGTTTTCTGGAGTTTGGAGCCTCATACATATCCAACCCCCAACTATCTTTATTAGATTTAACCCAGGCTAGCTCGCGCAGCTTCATTGGATGGATCAGTGTGTGTGATGATCCAATGAACTCGCACTCAAACTCTTGACGGAACTGCTCTTCGCTGGTATTAGCGATAGTTTGCTTACGCCACTCTTCATCGCGCCCAGGAACGTCTGACCAATGGATTTCAATTGGCTTATATTCGCTCTTACCGTCGGTCGCATCTGTCCACATTTTGTAGAAATGATTCATACCGTTAGGCGTAGAAACGATGATGATCTTAGTTGTCTTACCAGATGAAATCGTAGGATACGTAGAAGCAAAGAACTGATCGGCTAGGTTACGCTGCACGAACGCAAACTCGTCAAGGAAAATCAAGTTATACGATCCACCGCGGATGGCGCTTGATGAAGTAGCAGCCGCTACGACTTTTGATCCGTTCTCCAGTTCGATGTTACCTTTGTTCCAGGTAACGATACCCTGTTGCAAAAACTTAGGAAGGTATTCGTATGCGAGCTGCAACTTAGCAAGCAGGTCTCGCGCGAGCGCTCCCTTGTTCGCGAGGATGGCTATGTTTTGCTGGTCAGTAAACAACGCAAGCCACAAAATGTAAGCAATAGAAGTCGTTGACTTGCCTACCTGACGAGGGAGCTTACAGATAGAAAAGCGATTATTGGCAAACGTATGCAGCATCTTAGCTTGGAAATCCCACATGTCAAATGGGATCAAGCCTCGGTCAACGTTAACGATCTTGATGTAGTTGCGCGCGAAATACTCTACGTCTCTAGCGCATTTCACATATTCTTCAACCTCTTCTTTCGTGTATTGATGTACTACACCAACAGCCTTAAGATTAGGATTACCAAGATACGTCTTTACAGCCATTATTTTCTACCATTAACTATCTGCTGTAACTCAGCCGCACTTCCCACAAAGATAGCGTTCTGCGCTTGCACTGTTTGCTGTGGCGCTTTTTCTTCATCCGTTTTCTTAAGATCTTTCAGTTTTTTCTGGATATCAAGAAGATCTTTATTAGCGTCAACGAGCGTCTTGATGAGTTGTCCCACGACTTCGAAGGCTCTGGGGTGCTCGGAGGTTTTTGCGACGAGCAGGGCTTCTTCCAGAGCGTCGTTACCTTTGTGAATAATCTGGTGCAAATTGTTGCGAGCTGTTGCAAAATCATCGTCAATCTTTGCATCTTCGTTTACCTCAATAGGAGCTATGGCTGTAACCATAGGAGGTGTAGATTCTGGCAGACCCAACGCTTGTTCGATACTCACTTCAAATTTTGTTTTATCATTCATTGATCTTGTCCTGTTACAGGATTATATTTAAATCCATCTGTATAGAAAAATGTGTTAGAGCAGAATCCGTAATCGTCATCAGCATCAATCTGTCTATATGGTATTGAAGCTGAGCTGTTAGTTGTTGGGCTGCCGTTAGCCAGCAATCCTGGTTGTATCACTATGCGTGAACTGCGCCCAGTTTTAGAAACGTCTTCCAGCGTAATCTTGTTACCAGCATTACCGCTGACAATACCAAAATCAATCTGCGCTCTTTTGATAACTCCCTGACGACGAACTGGTCCGTAGAAGTATCCCTTAACCGTGAAATCAAACGTATAGATTAAGGCGCGACGTGTGTTGAAATCACCTTCATACGTATCTTCGATAGAGATATTGTTCAGCACCGTAGGAACGTCTAACGTTACATCCGTTTGCGATAAGATACGAACGCTGTTAGTCCACTCAGGACCAAAGTATGGTACGATCTGTTCCATAATCTGAGCCGAGTCGTCGGCGTTACGAACATACGAATACAGATTAAAGTTGATATCATACGGGACTGGAGCGTAGTTGTAATCCAGTTTGTTCTTGTCGCTCGTTACCTTAACATTGCGATTATGAGCATTAAGGCGGCGCGTTGAATCGTAGCTTATGCTGGTTATCTCAAAGCCTAATCTTGGTAGCTGTATGGCTACCTGCTGATCTAGATTCGGATCTTGTGTGATGCGAACTAGGAACTTTTCTTTCGGGCTATACGACAACGGAACAGCAATCGCTTTCGTATTCTTACCCGTAGAGTCGTAGCGACGCACGACGATATCGTTGAACATGTTACCAAACATGATAACGTATCGTCTGAGCGTGTTATGGTAAAACTGTGATCCAAACATTAGTAGCGGTCCACTTCAGAGAATGGGTTACGTTCGCTGAAGTCGATATAATCAAACGACTGCTGCGTGAAGTATTCGTTGTTGGCTGTAACAGACTGAGTTTCGACTCTGTACTCCTGGAGGATGTATTCGCCGTCTTCGTTCTGCATCGTATCGCCATCTTCGTACAAGAACTGATAGATGAGGATATCTGTGCTGTAACGATCTTCGATAAAGTCGATTTCTGTATTGCCTGTGTTGATCTGCAGATCGCCAATACGATCTACGAGCTCGCACGTGAGTTCATACGTGTACAGCTTGCCGTGCTGATAGAAGATATTTTCGTGTTCGACGAACTTGATTTCATACAGCTTCTTGTTCAGCGGGAAGTAGATAAAGTCGCCTTCGAATGGGCGCGGCGAAGTAAGCGCATATCCGTTAGCTGATCCAGTTTCAAGACGCAAAGCAACTGAGTTAGCCCAACGACCTGTATCTGCATCTTCCATCTGAATGTTGTAGCCAACCTCAGTCAGAACTTTTTCGTTGGATACTTGTTCCCAGCGTTTACGAGCCATAACGAAAGTAATCTGATCGCGGATTTCCAAATTGAACTTGGAAAGGAAATCGCCTTCACCTTCGAACTGCTGCGTATTTTTGATATACATTTCGATATCGACAGCATACTCGAATCTAGAGTTAGGAGCTTCGCCAAGCAAAGCGTCAACATCACCTAAAGTTCTTGGCAAATACTTCACGTCAATGCCATGAATCTTGATTGACTCAATGATAAGATCTTCAGCTACGTCTTGCTCGCGCGCATACGTGAACGGACGGAAGTATTTGTTGGTTGTCATCGTTATCCGATCATGTCAGTGACAGGTAGTGAGTAATCGTTAATCACTTCTGAAT